TCTGTTTTCTCTTCTCTTTCATAATTTACATTCGTGAAACTCAACGTATGGAAAAACGTCTGAATGTAATCTTTAATATCGCCATAACATTTGCCGTTCATCGCATCAAGATAAATCTTGCTATTGCGTTCACCATTGCGAATAACGATGCTTAATGTTTTTAAATGCTCATTTTCTGCAACGATTAAGCAATTGTTAAACGCAAAGCCTATATTGTCGGGGTATTTTAACGTTACGTTGTTATTCTCTTCTACTCTCATACTTCGATGTTATTTATTTTAATTGAACTTATTTCAGCGTGTACAACTCCTGCAAGTCGTTCTTTAATTCTCTTTATTGCTTTAGTCACTGCATCTGAATAAATATCTTGTCGACCACCTGAACGAAACAAAGATGTACCATTTTTTCGTATGTTTCGAGCAATGAAAAAAGCAAGTGTTCTTTCACCTCTTTCTTGTGGCGTGTACTTGTGCGGTCTGTTTGTCTTGTATTCGATAGGTCGTGCTTTAATGCCTTTGTCTTGCATCCACTTTCTTATTATCGTTTGAAAGTCATAAGGCACTTTGCCACTTTTACGACCAGTTTCGAGAACATCAAAAAAACCACGACCAAACAATGTTGCGCTGTTTTCATCTGTTTCTACACGCAAACTTTGACTTGTTCTGCCACTTGCTTTCTGCTTTGCTCTCAAATGGTTGTCGATAATTTCTTTTTTCAGTGCTTCAAGTTCTTCAACTAAAATCGCACTTGCATCTTCTTTCATCATAAGCAAATACCAGTTCGTTGTTTAACTGAAAACTCGATAACAACACCTGTAAAATACGATGTTGCACGTTCAAGAATTGTATTATATTTTACGCCTTCGATTGGTTCAAAGAAATTGCTTTTATTCATTGCGTTAATGAATTGTGATGCCGTTTCTTTCATTCTCGTATAAACTTCTTTGTTGTCTTCGCCATTTGCATCACGTTCAACTTTATCGATGAAGGCAATCATAAGATTTTCACTATCTTTCAAAATGCCTTTTGAGAAATCAAGTTGCCCACCATTTGGCAGTATAGACATTATAACGGGAAATTCAACCCTATCGACTACTTCTGTTGCGCTGTACCAATCATCAAAAACATAACTGCATTGCTGAAAGTTATTTTGCGCTATCTCTTTTATTTTATCTTCTATGCTCATTTTCATAAACTTTTGCTAATCGTTTTTCAAATTCTCTTTTCTTATAATCCATTTCAAGACATTTATACACACGGCTCCAAGTAATTTTTGTCACTTCTTCGTGGTCTGCAATGCCCATACGCAACGCATACCAATCGATTAAGCCAAAGACACCAAAACTTAAAGCGTTAACGCCTGCTTTCTCTTCTTCTGCTGTTGGTTTGCTCTTTACACTATCAAATAAGTTGTTGATGAACTTTATTTGCCCGAGAGCCCAACCACAAAAACGTACAACATCAACGGCAAAAGCGTTATTAACTTCATTCTCATTCAAGTTCAAAAGCACTTTACAAGTGATATAAAATAAATCTCTACTTGTTTTGCAATCTGAAAGTTGAACCATTTGCCCGATTGTCATTTCGTTTAAGTCATTAGGCGTTTTCACACGTCCAACTTTCAATGGTCGTGTAAACGTTTCAAGTTTCAAATGTTCAACATCTTTGCTGAACTCTGCACGAACAATCCATTCTTTAAATCTTGCACTTTCATTCATACTAATCTAATCTATTATAATGTGCTTTTGGCGAACTTCTTCGCCTTACATTCAACTTCATAATTGCAAAATATCTCAACGCATCAATTGCGTGATTAAAATCATCAATTGGTTTATTTGTCTTTTTGCCGTCTTTATTTTCTTCCCACTTGTAAGATTGTAGTTCTTCAATTAACGCTGTTGAACGCCTTGTTACGTTTATTTTGTAGCGTTGTAGAATGTCAATACCTAAAAGAATGCTGTCTTTGCCTTTCAGTGTTGGAACAACCCACAAACCCAAGTTATTAAGCTCTGCAATACTTTTTGGCTCTGCACTATCTGCAATAATTTGCGTTTTGCGTGTAACCCCTTCTGCCTTCGCTTTCTCTGCAATTTTTGGGTTTGTTAAGCCTGTATCATATATTAGCAAATCAACGTACAATTCCCCGTGTGCAAGAACAACTTTCACCAGTGCTGTTGGGTCGTTTGTAAAACCAAAGTCAAGACCAAAACCAAATAATTTCCATTCGTCTGTTTTTGGTAGTTCATCAACAATTGCGAAGTTTGGAAAAATAACGCCACTAAGTTTACCAGTCAACCCACGTGCGTAAACTTTGTGCAACTCTTCATCTTCAATGTTTTCAATTCTTTCGTGTTCTTCTTTCGTTAAAAAAGGGTTTCCTCGATGGTCTGAAATAATCAATTTGACATCTTCACGCCCTATCAATTCATTGTGCGCCCAAAACCTTTCAGACGGGTTATAATCGATATACACTTTTTTCCTTGTACGAATTGACAATTGCCAAAAGATAGCATAACTAACTCCGTTTGCTTCGTTCAAAAACAAATAATCTCTTTTACCATTCTTCGCATCTTGTTCATTTTGGTAACTCTTGAACTCAATTATAGAGCCGTTCACACCTTGAAAAAAAGAACTACTTTCATTAAATTTAAAGTAATTGCGCAACCAATCGTTATTGTTGATTATTGTTTTTGCGTCACGCATTGCACCGACTTTCAAGTTTGGTAAATCTTGACCCGCAACAGTTATGACACAACCATTATCGACTAATGCAAAGTAGATTAAAACTTGCATTAGTGTATAAGTTTTGCCCGAACTTGTGCCCCCTTGATTAACAAACGTGCGCACGCCTTCTGTTGTGTTCGCTTTAAATAGCGGCTCAATTACTTTAAAAATCATCTACAAATCAACTTCACTTTCATCGTTCGTCGGTGCGAAATCTGAACCAACGAAACCTATTTCAATTTTATTTTCTATTTTGCCACTTACTTCAGTGTAATTTTGATTAATTGCCCTTCTTTCATCTTCTTCGCAAATCATTCGATATAACGCAAGTAGTTCCGACGCCTTCCTACTTGTTCTAAGTTTTAAGCGAATATATTTCTTAACCTTTATTCTATTCTTTATAATTAAGTCAAATATTTCGTTATACTCTTTCGAACCCTTTGGAAACCAAGCGTAAAAGGTCGGCTTGCTTATCTGTATTTCAGAAATAACATCGTCAATGAATAAAATGTTATCATCGTTAATAATACTATTTTTTGCCTGTCCTAAAATCTTCTTTTTATCTTTTTCGCTATACATCTTTTACTCGTTAAATTCGTTAAACTTTACCCCTTTTAGGCTCGTTTGTAAACGGGTAATCCTCTTCGTATGTGTCCCACGCTATATTGCTCCTGTCTTTGCTCTTTAGTAGCTTTGGAGCTAAATATCGGTACATTATTCGATGATGTAGCCTATTCCCATTTCTTACTTGTTTTTCTGCGTATATTGCAGAAGGGAATTGAATAGGCGTTACCATTGCTTTATTGTACAACTTGCATTCTTTATACAAGTCGGTTAATCCCCCTTTACTTGTCGCTGATAGCGTTTGTTGTAATGCTATCCCATTTGCTAAACTTCCAGTAAAAAACCCCTCGTTTAACACGCCTACAAATTGTGATGTGTCATCGTCTTGAACTCCTCTTTCTCCTCTGTATATAAATCTTGTATCATAAAAAGTTGTGTTCATAACCTTGTTTCGAAGAATTTTTAAGTAATAGCCCCCGTAAAAATCCCCTGCTTGACTTACTCCAAATAACCCTATTTTATGTTTTTTCATCATTTGTGCGACCATTTCAAAAACATATTTTACAGTTTCCCCCGATGCTTTCTTGATGTTTCTCCCTTTTACACGAAATTGAAAATGTTGTGTGTCGTCGTCCATAACTACATATCTTTCAATGTTGTGTTTTTTTGCATAATCAAAAAACATATTTCGTGCCTGCCCTGCACTTCTTCTTGATTTGCTTGCACGATGTACATAATCAAATCTTTTTCTTGCTTCTTCTATGTCGAAAACAACAAGGTTAAATCCATATTCCTCTGCTGTTCTTCTGTATTCGTTTTCGTCTCCTGCTTCGTTATCAATAAAAACATAAACATCTTTCATTTCATAGTTAATCTTTGAAAGAAATTTTATTGTTTTTAAATTGTTCGGTCTGTGATACGATGGTATAAAACACGGCAACATAATTAATCCTCCTTCTCGTCTTCTAAAACACAACCAGTGTTTAAAATTTTCAACATATCATCTTCGATAAATCCATTTTCGCCATTATCGATAAGAACCATTCGAAGACGTTCTATTGCTTTTTTCTCTTCATCTGTTGCATTGAAAGCGTAATAATTTGCAACCGACTCAAAGTCTATTTTTATAAACCTATATGCAAAAAATTTCAATGTGTCTTTTTGCTCTTTCGATAAATTAAATTCTTCAAGTGCTTTAATTTTCGCATTATATTTATCTAAATTCAGACAATCTGCCAATTTAAGATTTGGTATTTCGTTAGGCTCGTAATAACAACTTTCGTATTTTAATTTGCTCAATTCTTCTGTTTTGCTTGTTGCGGGCTCTTTGACATCATACGCTTTTAGAATTTCGTTGTCCAACTCCTCTTTTATTTTGATATAATCCAAGTCGATATTTTCTTGTGCCGTACGATTATCTGCAAGTGCTAATTCTCTACCTTTTTTTGTCTTTAAAGAAAGATCCGTTCTTTTCACTGCAACAACTTGACTGCCGTCAGTTTCTACGACAATAACATTTTTAAAACCTAATTCTTTTGCTGTTTCTTGTGTCTTATTTCCTGCAATAATGTTGTTATCTTTATCTATCAAGATTGAACGCCCAAGTCCTAATTCTTTAAGCGATCTTTCCATTAGCTTTTTGCCTCGCTTCGTCCCTCTATTGAAATTTTTATCATCTTGTTTTAGATTTTCAATATCGACGACCTTTATTTTATTATCTTCTTTAATCATAATTTATAAACACTTTTGTTTACAAATATACTGATTTTCTTTATATTAGCGTATTTTTTGACAAATAAAAAACCTTCACCACAAATAAAGTGATGAAGGCTAAAGCACTATAAATAAGTTTCGTTTATTCTTTTAGCGTGTCGATGTGATTTTGAACAATCCAATCTGTTAGTTGTCGAATTGCTACTGCTAAATTTGTAGCAACTCTTTCATTGTATTCTAAATCGTCTAATAGCGTTACTTTCTGCGTTTCATTAAATTTGCCTTTTTCGTAACGAATAACAATGCCAAGTTGTTGATCTGTTGCTACGAACCAGTTGTTATGTTCTTTTGACTTTTGCAATAAATATCTTTCCATTTGCTTTGTGGTTTTATGTTGAAAGGGGGTTTTTACGCCCCTTTTTTGTTTTTTACATCAATGCTATTCTTGAAATAACGTTGTCATCTTCGTTGTAGAAATTCACATCTTCTTTTGTAAGAACATCTGTGAATTGTTCATTTCTTATATCTTTTGCAATAAATTCATTGTCTGTAAGGCTTTCAATTTTTGCTTTTACTTCGTTCATTTCTTTCAAGAACGCTGTAATTTCGCTTTCGCTTCTTTCGTCATCTTTAAGCCATTCTAAAGTTTCGTTTATATCAACGTTTTGAAATTCTTCTGCATCGCCTTTTGTAAAGATCATAAAGTTGTTGTTTTGCTTATATTGTTCAAAAACATCAATGCCAGTTGTCATACTGCCTTTATATTCGTAATTGCTTGAACCTTGCTTTGCTTGAATTAGAACTATATTTAAGTTATACTTATCTGCTAATTCTTCAGCTTGTTTGAAGTTTTCAAATCCACAAATTGCATTGTCTGTGTTGTTTACGAAAACGAAATCTAAGTTGTTTTCTTTTGCTATGTTTTTTAATTCAGTAGTTGTCATATCTTTATCTTTTTATTTGTTGTGGTTAATATTTTTGTTGTTTAAAAGGGGCGGGCGAATTGCTCACCCCTTTTGTTTTTGATTAGTTATTGAAATACTTATTATACTTTGCTGTTAAATATTTTACAAGTAGTTTATCTTCTGTGTAAACGTTGTTACCTCTCTCGCCTTGACAAATTGCAATGTAGCCTTTTTCTGTTGGTCTTTGTGTATAAAGATAATCTTCATTGCCTTCGCCTTCAAATGTGTAAGGAACGTTTTTAAAGAACTCGATTAACTCTCTTCTCTTTTGTTCTTGATTTGCTTTGCGGTGCAATTCGAATTTTAAAGAGAAACGTTTTGATGCCTTTTCACTTGCTTCTTTGAACTCTTCTTTTGTGATGCCTTTGAACATTGCTTTGCGTGCATCAAATTTTAAAGTGTGCCAATTTTCAGTTTTGAAAATGTTGAAGTTTTTTGTTGTTGTCATAGTTGTGAAGTTTTATTTATTAATGTTTGTTTTATTATTACAGTACAAAGGTAGTATATTTATCTTGATTATGCAAATTATTTAATCAAAATCTTTCTATTATTTTTGTTTTTAACTATAATTTAACAAATCGAAGTGCATTTATAAGGATTTCACGTGCTAAAGCACTCCTCCTTACTTGTTTCTCTTCTGCTAATTTGTCGATAATGTCAAGTTCTTCTTTTGTCAAATAAACTTGTAGTGAATGTTTCTTTTCTTCTTTGGGGGCGAACTTTCGCCCTGCCCCCTCTCTTACTCCTCCGTGTCCGTTACTTTTCATATCATTTCTTATTTTAAGTGAATACTACCTCCACGCTGTCATTATTTTATTTTCAATCCGTTTTAGAAGCTCGTCTGTAGATTTTGTTATCTTATTTGGAACTTTTATCTTTCTATTTCTTTTTCCTATTACTCTGCAATAATCAAGGGAAAAGATAATTTCTACCGTTTCTTTTCTTGCAAGTTGGTTTAACTCTGAAAATTTATGGTTTGGAATGTTAGTTGCAATATTTACCACATCTGAATTGAGATAAATTGTTAATTGTTTCATTGCCTTATAATTTTTTACTTCTACAATACATTGCATTTTGCTCGTTCTTGTTTACCGCAACTTAAATGGATAGGCTCGCTGACAATTTTCAGTTCTCCATCTTCCAAAAAAGAACATTCTTTCCTGAAAAGGCAAA